ATGGCGAGAAAAACACACTCATTAACCACAGTGCAGATCAAAGCAGCCAGACCAGCGCAAAAGGAGTACACCCTGCAGGACGGCGGAGGGCTTTTTCTCCTGGTCAAACCGTCTGGATCAAAACTCTGGAGATTTTCCTACTACCGACCATCGGACAAAAAAAGAATATTGCTGAGTTTTGGATCGCTTGAAGATGTTTCCCTGGCTGATGCCAGAAAACGCCGTAGCGAGTACAGGGCGTTAATTCGTGCCGGAACTGACCCGCAGGACCACGAGAGGCAAAAAAGAGAGACAGAGGCCCGAAGACAAGGGAACACGTTCGAAAATGTGGCGGCGGCATGGTACCAGGTGAAAATCAGCCAGAATCTGGCCCCCAACACGATTAAAGATATCTGGCGTTCGCTGGATAAATATGTATTCCCGTTCATCGGCAACACGCCAATAGATACCCTCACCGCCCGAAGGTTCGTTGAGGTGCTTACACCCATCAAGGAGCGCGGCAACCTGGAAACACTCAAGCGGGTTTTACAGCGCGTTAATGAGGTAATGGATTACGCCGCCAACAGTGGGCTGATTGATGCCAATCCGGCTATGAATGTGCGTAAGGCGTTTCCCTCACCTGTAAAAAAACATATGCCAACAATCCGCCCCGAACAGCTGCCGGAGCTTATGCAGGCTTTATCAGTATCGGCAACAGAACGGCAGACCAGATTACTGATTGAATGGCAGTTACTGACCGTAACCCGTCCCGCCGAAGCGTCATCAACGCGGTGGGATGAAATCAACCTGGACGCGAAGCAATGGACGATACCTGCCGGACGCATGAAGATGCGCAGGGATCACGTTATCACGTTATCCCGCTTTCCGGTCAGGCTATGGCGGTGCTGGAGGCCATGAAACCAATCAGCCACCACCGCAATTACGTTTTCCCAAGTCTGAAAGACCCACAGCAGCCGATGAACAGCCAGACCGCTAACGCAGCATTGCGGCGTATGGGATTCGCTGGCGTGCTGGTGTCTCATGGATTACGCGCCATATTCAGCACAGCAGCGAACGAGGAAGGATTCGAGCCGGACGTAATAGAGGCGGCACTTGCCCACGTCGACACCAACGAAGTTAGACGGGCATACAACCGGAGCAACTACATAGAAAAACGCATCGTGCTGATGCGCTGGTGGGGCGAATTTGTCGAGGCTGCGGCGACGGGCGTAACCCTCGCCAGTGGTAAAAGGGGTATCCGAGCCGTGTAGCTGTACAGAAAACCAGTAAAAACTACGAAAACCATGTAAAACCATCGTATAATTGCATCAAATTTAACGACAAGGCCGTGAAACATGAAACCGTTAAGATGCAAAAAAATATCAGATGCAATTGCGACGGGCTGCAACTGGCCCTGATGGTTCAGCATGAATTTTGGTCAACCTACGATCCGGAGGACAGAACGACGGCCCCATCAAAAAAACAGGTAGTAGATTTTCTGGTATCCCGTGGCGCTTCCAGAAATCTGGCGGTAAGTATTGATAAGGTCGTACGCCCGGCATCTATGAAGATCGGAGGCAGGCCCCAAAAATGGCGGTAACAATCCTGGAAGCGGCAGAAATGCCGCTTTTTTTATAATTCCATTTCAAATCATCAATATAAAAACGGTGGGAACTGTTTTTACCCATATCCGATGATTTACCGTATTTGTCACCGGAATACACCGGATTCACAAGGTAAATCACGATGGAAGCAATCAGAAAAATTATCTTTCGCCAGGAAGTAAAAAAAATTATCCACATCAAGGCAGACAGCACGCTGCAAAGCATGATCAACGCCGGAGAATTTCCGCAGGGTTTTCGCGTTGGTTTACGCCGTCGCGGATGGTATGAGGATGATGTGTTGGCCTGGCAGAAAGAACGCGAACAGGAAGCACGCGGAACGGCTGCTTAACGGGTATCACAGATATGACAAACACGAAAAAAGCGGCCCCGATATGGAGCCGCCTTTCTGAACAATTAACCCGCTGCGCCTTATGTGTATGTGATCCCAAACATAAGCACGGGGATGATAGACGCTATCAGGCTGGTGGGCAATGCAATCAGTCTGGTTCAGTTCGTTGCCATACCTGCAATGAGCGCGTTTCCCTGTACTCTTTAAGGAATTGCTCAAGGGCAAAAGCACATGGTGCGAATCTTTCTGATTCATGCTCGAGCGCCATATTTTCGTGCTCTCTGTTCGTTTTTTGCGATGGTGTATTGGTTGATTCTTTGTTGGTCATTGTGTGTACCTGTAAAGCAATGCGCCGTAGCACCTCACGCCACGGCGCTGATAGTGATTATTCTGATTCTTTGGCCTTCCGGCGCTGTTCATATTTTAATTTGCGTCCACAGGCATCTAAGACCCATGCGGAAAAATTAGCACTAGGATTAGTTAATTTTTCTTGTTCAACGCTAGCATCAACCCCATCTATAAGCCCATGTGGGAATCGAATATTTTTCTTTGCTGATTTGTTGTTTGTGTTACCGCTAGACATTGATGCACCTCACTTAAATGGACTTTATGGGCGCACACAATACAGCAAAAAAAATGAGATGTTAAGTATTGACATGTGCGCACAGTTTGAGTTTTGTCACTCAAATTAAGCAACGCCCCGCAGTGCTCGCAACACATGCAGGGCGTCTAACCACCAACGATAGCAACAGTATCGAGGTAGCTATGTTAAATCATACCACACACCTGCAAGGGCGGGACTCGCACAACCTGAATAAAGCGGGTATGAAAAACCAGTTGATCGCCACTGCCAGCCAAGGCTATGATTCGCGTGCACCTTATAAAACGGGTGCCGGGATTAGGACCCCGCTGACAATCGAGGCGATACAGACGCCGCACGCGTCTTTTTTTGTATCGACGCACACGCACACCTATACAATGGTGGGCTGTATGGGGCTACCTTCGGGTAGGCTGGTTCCCTTGATTGCCAGTAGTCCTAACCCTGTACAGTCCACCGCCAGCGAGCTTAGGACCTCCGGCGGTGGTTACATTCCATCAATCAAGGAGGCTGCCGACATGGCTACTACCCCTACCCTTGTACATTCTCAAACCGCCTTTCTCTGGCGCTTTATCGCCTTTGGTGCGTCAGAGTCCCAAATCATCCACGTCACCGCCTGGACTGAACGCAAAGCGCGTAACCATTGCCCGTCCGGTTGTGTTGCTGTATTCGCGGCCCGTATTCGTCAGGGGGGTTGGCCATGCGTAAAAACAACTTGCAAAAAATTACCGTGGGGCTGTATTCTTCCCCCGTCGCCCACATGGCGACCGGGTTTGACAGCCTGAATAGCAAAGCGGACAGCCGCTTACATTCCGATATGCGGTTTTTTTGTGTCCGTAAACCTACCCATACCCGCATTATGGCGGGGCGTAACGGGGGAGCCTTTGCGCTCGCTGGTTTCTTTGCTGCCAGTCTGTCAACCCTGTTACGTCCCGCCACCATGTTTGACAGCGTGCTGGCGAGACTCCTTACATCAAGCAAAGGAGCCTTTCACATGGCTGTATCCGCACGCCCTTACTTTGTCTGGCGCTTTATGCAGTGCCTGACAGACAGCATTGCAATATTCACCGTTACCGCAGCCACTGAACGCGAAGCCCGCGCGCAGCTGCCGCACGCACATCTGATTTTTGTCGCCCGTATTCGCCAGGGGGAAACCTATGCACAATAAAACCACACCGGACGCAGCCGCCGCCGCACTCACTACGCTGATGCACGCGCTTATTGATATTGAATGCACAGCAGAGCTTGCACGAAAGGAAGAACGGGAAGAATACACATTGTTCGCCCTGGAATGTATCCGATACATCGCAACGCGGTCGCTGAATGACGCTAAAAATATTCTTGTTGCTGATTGTGAAAATGGGGGGTTATGCGTGATATTTATATTGAAATAACAGACCGCGCATTTCTTGCACTTTCTCACAGTGAAAATATGTTGGAAATATTGCAAATGTGTCTGGAAACATTTGGCGATAATGAGCGTGATAAACAGAAATCAAGGATTGTCACGGCATTAATAACGCTTCTTGAGCCTGTAATAAATGAGTTGCAGGAAATAGAGACATTACACGACCAGTATAAAGCGCCCCACACCGGAGAATAAAAATAATGAAACTTAAATATCCTGGCTTAACTGCCAGCGGCAAAACTCGCACTAAATTCATGCGCGGGGATATTTACCGCGATAAGTACGGCGGCACGGTAATAATTAAGGGCGTGGAGGAACGGCGCGTAACCTACCGTCGTGAAGGCTACGAATATGATTGCGTGATGCCTGTTTATCAGTTCGACCGTGATTTTTCTCTTGTGCAGGCCGTACCGCGTAACGTGCCCACCAGCAGGGAGAAAGCACGCGCCAATATTCAGGAAATAAAAAAGATGCTTAACGTATTCAGGGGTAAAAAATGAAACTGGCACCGAACGTAAAAAAACAGCCACGCGGAATAAAACACAAAGACACAGAGGTAATTATCTTTGCGGGTAGTGATGCCTGGGCACACGCGAAACAGTGGCAGGAACATGACGCGCGTACAGCCGGAGATAATGAGCCTTGAGGTGTACTGGCAATAGCGGACACTACCATTTGTTCTTTTTTTAAGCAGCCATCTGATGATATTTTTCCCTGAAGGCTGCCGGGGAGATATTCCCCAGACGAGAGTGACGACGCTGACGATTGTAGAAAATCTCAATGTATTCCCGTATTACTGAGACGGCTTCATCCCGGTTATTAAAACGATAGTGGCTCAGGCTCTCATTTTTCAGCGTTCCCCAGAAGCTTTCCATCGGAGCGTTGTCGTAACAGTTACCTTTACGCGACATTGATGTTTTCAGACCAAACTGCTCCTGTATGACCCGGTAATCGTATGCGCAGTACTGTGAACCTCGATCAGAGTGGTGGATTAGCCCGGCAGGTGGGCGCTGGCTCCTGAGCGCCATAAACAGGGCTTTACCTGTCAGCTCTTTTGTCATGCGCTCTCCCATGGCGTAGCCGACAATTTCGCACGTATAAACATCTTTGATGCCAGCGAGGTACAACCATCCCTCCTGTGTGGCAACATACGTCAGGTCCGCCACCCAGACCTGATTTGGTGCTGTAGGAGCGAACGTCTGGTTCAGCAGATTTGGCGCAACTGGCAGATTGTGGTTCGGGTTCGTAGTCGCTCTGAACTTGCGTTTCTGCTTACAGCGTAGCCTTAGCTCCTTACGAAGACGTGCCAGTCGGTCACGACCAACGATGATGCCATTCTCTGCCAGCTCCGTCTGGAGCCGCCGGGTTCCATATGTTTCGCGAGTGCGGATATGTGCCACCTTAATCTCCAGTTTTAGCCGCTCATCACTTTGTTTTCTGTCTGAGGGTTCATGCTGTACCCAGTTGTAATAACCGCTCCTGGATACACCAAATACCTGACACATCGCTTCAATGGGAAATTGTTGTCGCCATTGTTCGATTAACGCGTATTTTTCAGCGACTCCTGTGCAAAATACGCTGTTGCTTTTTTTAATATATCTCGCTCAAGGCGAGCTTCATTTAACGCCTTACGCAGTTGCAGAATTTCAGATTCCAGTTCAGCCACCGTGCGGGAACCAGGAGTACCGAGCCCTTTTCTGGCGGCGGTAACCCATTGTCCTAAAGTGCCTTCAGGAAGGGATAATCGGGAAGCGCCTTCACTGATCGAAAGTTGATTTTCAAGAACCGTTCTGACAGCTTCGGCTTTGAACTCTTTAGAGTAACGTTGGGTTTTTCTGCTCATTATTAGCTCCTTCTGATGCCATTCTATTTCAGGAAGGAGTGTCCGTTAAACTCAGGCTACCTCACCTCCTGTGTGGCTTGGAGAGCAGCAGCTATCCGAACTGGATAATCTGCAAATTGTGCCGGATGGCAGAAAATCAGCACGCATATACAGAGCCGGACATCTTGAGCCTGTAATGATCAAGGCGATTGGTCAGAAGCTGGCGGCGGCAGGTGTACAGGATGCAAATTTTTATCTTGAGGGTATGCACGGCCAGGAGGTGCAGAACTGGCGCGAATATCTGGCCCGTGAACGCCAGAATCTTTCTGATGGTCTGGTCATTGAGCTTCCGGTAAAGCAAAAGGCGCAACTTTCGCAGATGGCAGACAGTGAGCGCGCACAGATGCTTGCTGGTCGATTTGATGGCGTTTGTGTGCATCCGGAAAGTGAAATCGTTCACGTATGGCGCGGCGAGATATGGTGTCCGGTCAGCACAATGGAACTGAGCCGCGAAATGGTGGCGGTTTATTCAGAACACGGGGCCACATTCAGCAAGCGGGCAATTAATAACGCCGTTGAAGCGTTAAAAGTTATTGCTGACCCGATGGGCGAGCCGTCCAGTGATTTGCTACCGTTCACTAATGGTGTGCTTAACCTGAAAACGGGGGAATTTTCCCCGCACACGCCGGAGAACTGGATCACCACGCACAACGGCATTGAGTACACGCCACCAGCACCAGGGGAGAATATCCGCGACAACGCGCCAAACTTTCATAAATGGCTTGATCACGCAGCCGGAAAAGACCCGCGCAAGATGATGCGCATATGTGCCGCGCTTTACATGATTATGGCGAACCGGTACGACTGGCAGATGTTTATTGAGGCCACCGGAGACGGCGGGAGCGGTAAAAGTACATTCACACACATAGCCAGCCTTCTGGCAGGGAAACAGAACACGGTAAGCGCTGAAATGACATCGCTTGATGATGCTGGTGGACGTGCGCAGGTTGTCGGGAGTCGTCTTATCGTCCTGGCTGACCAGCCGAAATATACAGGCGAAGGAACGGGCATCAAGAAAATCACGGGCGGCGACCCCGTGGAAATTAACCCGAAATATGAAAAGCGTTTCACGGCGGTAATCAGGGCGGTGGTGCTGGCGACCGACAACAACCCGATGATATTCACCGAACGGGCCGGAGGTGTGGCACGTCGTCGCGTGATTTTCCGTTTCGACAATATCGTCAGTGAGGCCGAAAAAGACAGGGAGCTACCGGAAAAGATTGCGGCTGAAATCCCCGTTATTATCCGCCGATTGCTGGCGAATTTTACCGACCCTGAGAAGGCACGGGCTTTACTACTGGAACAGCGTGACGGTGATGAAGCACTGGCAATAAAGCAACAGACGGATCCGGTTATTGAGTTTTGCCAGTTCCTGAATTTTCTGGAGGAAGCGCGCGGCCTGATGATGGGTGGCGGTGGTGATTCAGTGAAGTACACGACCAGGAACAGCCTTTACCGCGTCTATCTGGCGTTTATGGCATACGCAGGCAGGAGCAAACCGCTAAACGTAAATGACTTTGGCAAGGCTATGAAGCCTGCCGCAAAAGTTTACGGACATGAATATATTACGCGGAAAGTTAAGGGGGTAACGCAGACTAACGCAATAACAACAGACGAGTGCGACGCGTTTTTATAATTTTTTGTAATTGCTGTCTACCCTGTCTACCTGAGTAAAGGAAAATACATTTAATTCAGTACATTAAGTTAGGTAGACAGCTTTTTTTACTGTCTACCCACTATCTACCCTCTCTACCTGATTTTACCTGAATCAGACAGGGAGGTAGACACGGGGTAGATAGTGGATAAAAGCACTCTACCCCGCTGAAAGCCGCGCCATTACTGGCATGAGGGCCAGCAAGGTAGATAAGGTAGATAAGGTAGACAAGGGGAGGCACAACTCAAAACTTTTTAAACGAGGGGGTAAAAATAAACATGCACACTTCAGGAAAATTTAATAAATCACTCCTGTAGATGATCGCCGCACTTTCTCCTCCCTTGTCTGAGCCGAAAAAGAGATAATTTTTTCTTCCAACCGCCACCGATCGTAACGCGTTTTCACCGATGTTGTTGTCTATTTCCACCCAGCCGTCACGACAGAACTCGTTCAGCGCATTCCAGTGATTCAGGATATAGTCGAACGCCTTCGCCATCTCCGCATGTTTCGACAGCGTTTTCCTCTGCAACTGTATCCAGTCGTACAACGACTGCATCAACTGGACGCTTCTGGCTTTTCTGACTGCAAGCCGTTCCTCTGCCGGACTGCCACGTATCTCCGCTTCTATGTCGTATAACTCTGCTATCCGTCTGAGCGCTTCCTGAGTCATTTCTGTCGGACGGCGCACATCCTCGTCATGGATTTTTCGGCGGGCGTGGGCCAGGCACCCGGCTTCCTTCACCCCGCCCGTTTCGTACAGTACGTTATAACCTGCATAGGCATCAGCCTGCAGTGCAGTACGCCCTGATACTTTGCCAGGTGGAGCTGCGGATGTTCTCCTTTGCGATCTGCCGAATACGCGAACCAGACGGCTGCCGGCAGGGATGAACCCGCATTACGATCATCCCTGACGTATACCCACAGACGACCCGTTTTCGTCTTTCCGTTCCCCGGGGCCAGTACTTTCACCGGAGTGTCATCTGCGTGCACCTTTCCTGCCTCCAGAACATAGTCATTCAGCGCTATATACAGAGGACGGAGTTTGTCTGCCATTTCTGATACCCAGCGCACCATGGTATTACGGCTCAGCTCCACGCCCTGTCGCGCGTATATTTCTGACTGGCGATATAAAGGGATATGTTCCATATATTTGCTGACCAGGATCCGTGCAAGTAACCCTGCACTGGCATAACCGCGTTCGATCGGTTTAGGGGGAAGTGGTGCCTGAACGATGACATCACACCGGCTACAGGCCAGTTTGGGACGTATGGTTTCGATAACTTTAAAGGCGGTATTAATGATATCCAGTTGCTCTGAGATTGTTTCCCCCATTTCTTTCAGAACACCTCCACAGGCCGGGCAACTGGTTTCAGCAGGCAGAAGGCGATGTGTCTCCCGGGGAAGTTCTGCCGGCAGCGGTTTTCGTAAAGATTTTCGTCCCGGGGATTCAGGCTTACTGGCGATCGGGTTTTCTGACGGGGGACTGGTGTCAGGTGAATCTGTGACTGACGATGCATCTTCCAGAAGATTTCTGGCTGTGTTCAGCCGGTTTTCCAGTTCCGACAGTCGTTTTTCTGCCTGTCGGATCTGATTTTCAAGCTTATGACGCTTTTTCTCTGAACTCTGGCCGAACAACATACGACGCAACCTGTCGAGTTGCGCTTTCAGCCGTTCAATTTCCTGCTCATAGCCCGCGACCTGACAGGCATACTGTCGAAGCCGACTCTGTTGCTTACGCAACATGGCTTTAAGCAGCTCAATATCATCGGGGAGTTAATTGTTCATTCCCTTGTTTTATCACGGGTTATATCCGGATGCCAGGCCGTTCTGTCCGTTTGGGATGTTGCCACGCGATCCCCTCCAGTAGCATGGATAACTGAGCTGGCGTCAGGTGCACTTTCCCTTCCCGGGTCACCGGCCAGACGAAGCGGCCCCGTTCCAGGCGTTTGGCGAACAGGCATAACCCGTCACGATCGGCCCACAGTATTTTCACCATTTTGCCACTGCGGCCCCGGAAGACGAAGATATGCCCGGAGAACGGGTCATCTTTCAGCGTGTTCTGCACCTTCGAAGCCAGGCCATTGAAGCCACAACGCATATCTGTGATGCCAGCGATGATCCAGATTTTGGTACCGGTCGGCAGCGTTATCATCGGATACCCCCTTTCATTTCGCGGATTAGCGCCCGTAACAGTTCCGGAGTGAGAGGGTCAAACAGTTTTACCACACCTGATTTAAGATGCAGCTCGCACCGTGGGACGTTTCCGGGAGCCCCCTCAGGGCGCTCATCATGCTTGTTACGCCAGAAGGGATTTGTAACTGGTCTGGTCGGCTCCGGCGTATCAGTCAGTGCCACCGGGACAGGCATGCATTCCTGTATGTCATCATCGCTCAGTAAGCCGTCCTCGTACTGGCTTTTCCATTTAAACAGCAGGTTATTATTGATATCGTGTTCTCTGGCGATCCGGGCAACAACAGCCCCAGGCTGTAACGCCTGCTTAGCCAGACGGACCTTAAATTCACGGCTATAGCTGGTTCGCCGTTCTTTTCGCCATGAGCCTTCTCTGATTTGAGGCTCTGTTAATTCCTTCTTTCTGTTGGCATAAAGGATGGCGTCAAGTTGAGCGAATGAAACTGAATCGGGCAATGGCCATGCGATACCGGATGCAAGAAATCGCTGAAAAAGCGTATGTATTGTGGAATGACTGAGACCCAGACGCTGAGCGATGGCCCGGATGGTCAGTTTATCTTCAAATCTTAAACGCAGGGCATCAGGCAAATAAGAACGGAAGCAGGGAATATCTTTTTTTGTCTGGGAATTCATCGTTCGTGTCCATCTATATAGATGGGCGCGATTGTTGCCAGACAGGACAATTTTCACAAGACGTCGCTGATGGGGCGCTTACGTTAAAACCGGAGAGGTGGAATCATGACAGCACAGATAGCAGCTTACGGACGGTTGGTGGACGACCCGCAGGTAAAACAGACCAGCAAGGGCACACCGATGACGCTGGCGCGTATGGCGGTATCGCTGCCATGCAGCCAGGCACAGGACGGACAGGCGACGTTATGGCTATCGGTGATGGCATTTGGTAAGCAGGCCGACTTCCTGGCTAAACATCAAAAAGGCGACGTTGCCAGCGTATCCGGCACGATGCAGGTCAGCCAGTGGACCGGACAGAACGGGGAAACGCGGCAGGGTTATCAGGTTATTGCCGACAGCGTAATCAGTGCCCGAGCGGCACGCCCTGGCGGGAACAGACGCAAAACCACAGGCACACAGGGTAATCAGCCACCAGCGGGAGACGATGACCCCTACGGTGATGATATTCCGTTCTGAACGCACAGGCCGGAGAAAATCCGGCTTTTTGTACCCAAAAAAAGCCCGATAAGTACAGGAGGAAGCTTATCGGGCTTTTGCTTACGAGGTTAACAGCATGGTGACTACTGTTGCCGTAAATCATTTCATAATTTGCAACGCAACTCAATTCTATTGCACAAAATGCAACTATGATTATAATTATAACTGGATGTACATCCAGTTATAATTTTTTAAGTCGAAGAGGAATTTCTGACTATGACAGAAGAGAAAAAAGGCGGGGTGACAGTTTACATAAGCCCCGATATCGTGGAGGCGCTCAAGGAACGCCACCAGCAGAACGTAAAAGCGGGCATTGCGGCAGGACTTGATCCGCTGGCGATGGTTGAGCCGTCAACAGGCTGGCAGGTACGCGCCTATTTACGTGCGGCGCTTGGCATGAATCAGACTCATGGGGGTGAATAATGGCAGACAAAGCAACGGCACTTAACACTAACCAGCTTTTCGCGTACCTGAATCGCGGGGATATCCCGGAATTTAAATTCAGTCCGCTGTTTACCACGCTGTTTTTCCCGAAAGTAGCAACCTTCAACACACAAGATGTCATGCTGGATACCCTGGACATTGAAGAAGTCACCATGTCGGCGTTTTGTTCGCCTGTGGTGGGTAGCCAGGTTCAGCGTGATAAAGGGTACGAAACAAGCACTATCCGCCCTGGCTACATGAAACCCAAACACGAAATCGATCCATCAAAAGCCATCATGCGCATGGCTGGAGAAGATCCGGCACTGCTTAACGACCCCACCTGGCGACGTATGCGCCTCATTACTGGCAACATGCGCCGCCAGATAAACGCCATTAAAGCGCGTGTGGAATGGCTGGCAGTGAATGCGGTCATGACCGGAAAAAACATCATTGAAGGCGAAGGCATAGAACGCTATGAAATCGACTGGAATATGCCGGCAAACTGCATTGTCCATCAGGGGCCAGGAAAAAAATGGTCTGAGCAGAATAAAGAGACGCATGATCCGACAGATGACATCGAGCTATACGCCGAACAGGCCAGCTGCCCCGCCAACGTCATGATTATGGGCGCTGACGTATGGCGCACCTTACGTAGCTTTAAAAAATTCCGCGAGCTGTACGATCTTTCCCGTGGTTCAGAATCCGCCGCAGAGCTGGCGTGTAAAAACCTGGGCGAAGTGGTGAGCTTTAAAGGCTATCTGGGTGATCTGGCCCTTATCGTCTATTCCGGCAAATACACCGACAGCGACGGCACCGAAAAATATTTCCTTGAGCCTGATTTGCTTGTCCTGGGCAACACCAGCAATAAAGGTCTGGTGGCCTATGGCGCGATTATGGATCCGGAAGCGGTAAGAACGGGCGCAACGCAAAACATGTACTACCCGAAAAACTGGATTGAGAGCGGCGATCCGGCGATTGAGTACGTGCAGACGCACAGCGCACCGCAGCCGGTTCCGGCAGATATCCGCAAATTTGTTACTGTGAAAATTGGTTAATGGGAGATTCTATGGGCACTCCATATGTTGAGTTATATGCAGGCACACAGCAGGTTGCCACGACGCTGGTACATTTTTCCGCTGATGCTGGCGTTATTCAGGAATTTACCCCGCTGATGCTGGCGGACAATGGCGAGTTTAAGGCGTGGGATGGTCAGGAATCTGGCAAGGCTGTTTATCTGACGGCGTACCCCGTGGACACGTCAAAGCAGAAATCAGCACAGTGTTACAAGACGGGGATATTTAATATCGCCGCCGTTAACTGGCCCGAGAGCGTCGACACCGACGCGAAAAAATGCGCCGCTTTTGCGGGTTCTGGCGTATCCGTTCAGCCACTGGTGCGATAAGCAGGGGGAACGATGGCAATCAATGAAGCTATCATGGCGCTACCGCTGGCGAGTAAATTTAAAGCCGAAGCGCGGGCAATGGCGGACAGAGGTTTATCAACCTACGAGGCTATATATCAACTTAACAAACTGGAAGAGCAGGACAAGCCGCGCACTGATGCGATTATGGCGCTTCATGAATCTGACGACTATCAGCCGCTGTTACGTGCAATGGCAAACGTGCCATGTATTAGCGTCGATAATGCCCGGGAAATCCTGAACATGACCATAGAGCAGGAACGCCCGAAGGTTGCGCCGGAGCTTACCGCAGCCTTTGAAAACTTTATGGACATGCACAGCCCGCAGGCCGTAAGCCCTGGCATGGCATACGATGGCAGATATCAGGGTGATGACGGCGAAATCGATCGCATACTGAAAACCATCTGAGAAAAGGCCGGAGAAATCCGGCTTTTTTTTGCGGGTCCTTCCGGTGGGGTGGCCTGCCACGGGGCGGGAGCGGCGCAGAATTTCACTATTTATGAAAATTTTTCGGAAACCATGTCCGGTTTCTCTGAAGGTTAACCATTTGAAAAATATAGAAATGCGCTTTCTGCGAACCGGACATGCGCAAAAATTAAACACTCAAACCGGACATATATGCCGCGTTTCATAAAGTTGTTCGCAAGATGCATGTTTAAAACGCATGAGGGGAGATTTTTGGGCGAGGTGAACAGTGGCTACTCAGACTGAAGTTGCCAGGCATTTGAGTCTGACCGATCGCCAGCTTCGCAGATTACAGAAATTGTTCCCCCATCACTATGGAAACCATAACCATGACCGACGCCGAACTACTGAAAGTAATCCGCCGTATTACCGGAATCTGTCAGGCAACAGGCAAACAGGTGGCCACGCAGCCGGACAGCGTCACCGCTGAAAATTACGCGCGTGTGGTGGCTGAGGTGATGCGCCGTGACGGTATTGAGCTTAACGGCGTGGATATGCGCAACATACGAACAAGAGTCCTTGAGTTGCTGGCATATCGTCGCCGTTCTCAACAACGGAGGGAGAGCGCGAAAAATACTTACCAGTGGAGGAAGCCGGAGCACTTACGGCGGTAA